TAATGATTGATTATCAGCGGTTTTCATTGTTTTGCTTTTTGTTTGAGTGATCCGCCTGGGGCTTTGTTGGTATATGAAACACTTTGAATGTCAGATGGATAAGGTTTGTTGCTTTATGTTTTGGTATCTTTTTAGTAACGTGTGTTTATCTTAGGACTAAATGAGCTTTAAATTTTTCAAAGTATTTGTCGAAATCTTTTTTTCTAAAAGTAATTTCGTTGTCTCCTGGTAGAAAGCCTGTACTATTTTCAAGAAAAGGATAGTATATAATAAGCATATGATCTAAAGAGTCATAGCCACCAGATTCCCATGTATTGTAAGGAGAATAATATACGTATCTATCATTTTCTTTTTTTAGAAAATCTAATGATTTATTGCTTCTGGACGCATATCTATTAAGCGTTTTGTTGAATATAGCGACATCTGTGTAATTTAGATTTATTTGACAAGTTTCTAACATGGATGTACTATATATGTATATGCCATCATCTTTTAAAGATATCTCTGTATCATAAGATAGGAATTTACGATTATCTCTGATTGTATCACCTTTGTAGTGGATTGTATCCCCTTTTAGTAGAAGGGTATCTTTGGTACCGTCAGAGAAATCTAAAACAATATCCTTGTGAGAGATTATATCAGAATCTGCAATATATGTGGTATCAGGCAGATAATGAACTGTAGGAAGGAGAATGCCATCCTTGGTTAAGGATATATACTGAGTAGAGTCAGAAAGAGGTATTAAGTTTATATTAGGCTGTTTGGATTTAGAGCATCCTAATAAGATGCCTAATAAAATGATGATGAAGAAGGTTCTCATTTAAATAGTATTTCTAATTATTTTATTATTCATTTTTACAATTATATTCTTTCAAATCAAAACACCCCTTTAGGGATTGTCTTTCCATTGCAAACGATCAGTCTCAAAATCTTATCGTTTGATGTACTTAAATTGCATAGATCATCCCGCTTAATAGGTCTATATAAATTCATATTGCTCTCTACTTCTAGATTATTAAGTAGATTATCTTTTTTATTCGACTAATTATATAAAATGATAATAAGTCAGTTGTTCGTATCTATAAATCTCTCAGCCATTTTTTTCCAGATTTCGTGCGAAACCAAATAAGTATTCCCACGCATATTACAGAACAAACGGTAAACAGTATTGATAGCATATTCATATAATACCTCCTATTTTAATATTTTGTTTCCAATGTTAGCTAAAAGTGTCGTAAGTATTATACCAATAGATAGTGAATACCAATTAACGACCTCTGCAAAATTTATAAATGATGGTGCTATTGTTCCAAGAACAAGCGCCGTGAAAGTCAGTTTGGACAAATCTAGAAAATACTTTGCTATATTCTCTCTTCTAGTCTTGTCTTTTTCCTTGATCTCTTTCTTTATTTCTTGTTTGTCACTCCAATTTCCCATGCGAATATAGATGTTTATTGTATATTCTTAAATTAAAATGCCCTCTTATTGTTTTATAACCTGTGCAAACGATAAGTTTTAATCCTTCTTCATTTGATGATTTTAGATCGTGCAACTTGTTATATCTATATAATTTCATATTACTTTCTACCCCTAGATTGTTAAGTAGATTCTCTTTTTTTATTCGCCCAACTATCTTTAAGTCGGCAAAAGCTTGCGTTAAAGTGTCATCTATGTTCATCGGTATTAAATTAGTCTGAAATGAACAAAGAGAAGCGCTTTTTTGTTTAGGCGGATTTGGCTATTTCTAACTGCCCTTTCAAATTTCTTATTTCTTCATATAGCTTTTTGTTCTCTAAAGCCATCTCTTTAAGCTCGGCAGCAGTTTGTCCGAATAGGTTTACTATTCTTTCATACTTCTTCATGCTTACATATTGACTTTTATCAAAATTATTGTTAATAACATTTTCTTCTATATCTTTTTTTCTCTCTGAATTTAGCATTTTTCCTTTGCCAAGCAGTAGCCATTCTGCGGATATGTTGTCAAATGACAAAATGATTCGTTTGATTAACTCGCTATCAATTGTATTTCTTCGTCCCGTCAAATAATTATTTAGAGTCGAATAATTGAATTTAATCAAACTAGAGAAGCTGCGTGGTGATTCTCCTTCTTGTTCGATAATGTACCTAATGCGGTCAATAATAGATGTTTCCATAACTTTGGTTATTTAGAATCATTTTTAATAGTGTCATTTGGCGATATTTTAATACTTTTTATTTTGATATGTCGTCGTATGACGATATATTTGCATCCGTATTCCAATAACGCAGGATACAAACGGATATAAAAAAGGCTGTCACGACGTAAACCGTGATTTTGCTAGCACCAAAATTGTCTCAACGGCAAATATAGTGACTCCCTTTTAAATATCCAACAAAAAAAACGATAATGTCTGATGGGTTTCGTGGCTGTTACCTCAAATGAATAAAATATTAATTCGGGCTCTATTCGAGTAACTATCAACAGCCACATCAGATAGTGAAAGGATAGGGCTTTTTTTAATCAGATGAATCTGATAGAACGGAGAAGTTATGAATGAAACAGAATCAATTTTAAGCCTATTGAGAGCGTTGTGTGGCGAAGTGGCTGAACTGCGTATGGCAGTCGAAGAAAAAACTGCTAAAAAGAAGAATTTCACTTATAACGAAACCTGTGGATATCTTCGGATAAGCCGTACAACTCTAAATGAGAGGATGAAGCGCGGTGAATTTCCATGGGCTGTAAAGCGTGGCAAAAGCTGGCTCTTCCCTTTCGAAAAATTGAAAAAATATGCGGGCAATCAGATTTAGTATCTAATCGCATATATCTTTATAAAACCCAAATCACCGCTCCTGTGAAGTGCCCGGTCTTTTAATTGTGAATAAGTTTAAAATTTGATGGGTCGTTTTTCTCGTATATAAGCGACCGCTGGGTGTACGGTTCGTGAGAATAGTCCACTTTAAATAGAGTTTTCAAACCAATTATATAACTTTTAAAAATCAAAATTATGGCAATGCACACATTTTTTGAAGTTCGCGTCCGTTACGAAAAAACGATGGAGAACGGAACGGATAAACAAGTGACCGAGCCTTATTTGGTCGATGCGCTTAGCTTTACAGAAGCGGAAGCACGCATTATTGAAGAGATGAAACCGTTCATTTCGGGTGATTTCAAGGTAAAAGCCGTAAAGCAGGCTAACTACAGTGAATTATTTTCCAACAACGATGCTAACTCGGATAGATGGTATAAAGCTAGATTGGCCTTTGTCACGTTGGATGAAAAGAGCAGAGCCGAGAAGAAAACCTATACCAATATTCTTATCCAGGCTGCGGACTTGCGTGTCGCAGTCAAGAGACTCGATGAAGGTATGAAAGGAACAATGGCTGACTATAAGATTGTCTCTATTGCTGAGACAAAGATAATGGATGTGTATATGTACGTACCGGAAAAAGAACAATAATGAGGTTTCTACAATTCATATTATCCATACTCCTTGTGGCCTGCTCTTTCATTATGTTGGCAGGAGCGATAGTGAATGCTAGTCCTATAAAGATGTTGTCTGTAATCGGGATGCTAATAATATTTATCCTGTGTTGTGTGATGTCTGGAATAGCTTGCCGGGAGCTGTTAAGCAAAAGTAAATAACAAATTATATGAAACTGAAAGATTATAAAATCCCTTCCGAATGTTCCCGTGTGTCAATAAAGGCGGAAGGTCGTATGTTGGTCATAATGTTCGAGCCTGATACTCCGAACAGTTTTTTCTGCGACGAAACGGAATCCGTAGAGGAAGAACCGCAGGTGGGACATTTGGCTATTATGTGGGATAACCAATGCAGCGCGGCTATTATATCAAAAGTCTCTGATATTGACTATTCAGATTTCACATATAAAGCGAAAAATGGTGTATGGTACCGGAAAGCTGTCCGCTTCCGAAATGAGGAACAGTACAATAAGATACTTCAATCAAATGTTGCAAAAAAGACTGAGATCAAGAAGTAACAGCTTGAAAAATAAGCTGGACGATGTTTTTAGTGAATTTATCCGGCTGCGTGATTCTAGGGATGACGGAACCTTTGTATGTATCTCATGTGGAAGATTGTTGCCTTATGATCAGGCGGATTGTGGGCACTACATTAACAGGAAGCACATGTCTACCCGTTTCAGTGAAAAGAACTGCAACGCCCAATGCCGTTCCTGCAACCGCTTTGATGAGGGGAACATTCAAGGTTACCGTCGTGGACTTATCGCCAAATATGGCGAACCTGTGGTTTTAATGCTCGAAGCATCAAAGAATCAGATAAACAAACTGTCTGAATTCGAATATAAGGCAATGATTGACCATTACCGTAAGGAAGTCAAACGTTTGAAAAAAGAGAAAGGAATAAAGTAATAATGGAAACGTATAAAAAGGTAAAATGTGACTGTCGCGACTGTAAGCGTGCGGGCCCCGTAGAAAACTTCATGGTGTTTTGTCCTATTCATAGGTGTAAACGGTCTGTAGGATTAAGAATGTGTATGTATTTTCAGAAAAAAGATGTTCGACAAGGTAATAATAAAGGCTACGGTTGACACTGTTGATATTGATACGATTGTCTTACGGAACTACCTGGAACAATGTACGGAAGGTGATGAAATCTATTACAAATCGACTGCCTATGCCAACTTCGATGGATGCTTCATTGAATTACGCGGTAATAAGTTGCGCTGTAAATGCTCCATCTGTAAGTTGTATAGTAAGGGAAAGAATGGAAAGCTCGACAATAGCCGACCTATGACCTTTGCTATGGCTGTTCGAACGATCAAAGAATTGCTGTTAAGGCTTTGTATTAGAATGGAGAATGCAGTAGTTACTTACTATGAGATAGGCATAACGATGAAAATGTCTCATCCTGCTGACTATTATATCAGGCATGTTCGTGAAGCTTCCGGGCGCATATTATGGAATGATGCGAACTTTCCGGAAGCTAAACAGAAGACAACGGAAAAAAGCAAATATTTCCGTAAAGTTTTGAAGATATATGACAAGACATTTGAAGCCGGAGAGAAGGGGCGTCATGTTGACGATAATGTATTGCGAATAGAAACGGTGTACAGGCATCAGTCTGTATCTCTGTTAGAGTTGACCAGCAACCTCTTTCTGTCAAAGATAGGCCGTATATTTTATAAGGATTGGTCGGAATTGTGCTTTGTCCGGGAGTTATCGGCGAAGAAGGGAGTCAAACTTTCGCAGCTTGATAAGGCTAGAGAAATTCATCGGATAGGAGTGACGCGTTACAAGGAACGTTATAGGGGAATGTATCTTGATGGTAAACTGACTAAGAAACAGTGGGAGACTATCAGAGTATTTGCAAACAACTGGTCAAAGGAACGCGAAAACTATATCGAAGAAATAGGTGATATGGAGCAGGAATTCAAATCCCGTCTTTTATCTAATTATCAGATTGGGATATTTACACCTATTTGTAAGAAAGTGTAATGTGTTGATTATCAATGTTTTATATAAAACAGAAAAAGCACCATATGGTGCGCGTATAAAGAGTTGATAATTAAATAGTTACTGTTATTAATTTGTAAATTTAACAATTTTCGGCAACTTGTCCTATACTGCCCGCAGGGTAGTTGGGTAACAACTCAAAAGGGCAGTTTGCTTTAAAAAAGAACAAATATGCCGTATAAAGCTTCGGGCGTAATTATTGCGGTAATGCCTACCGCGCATGGAATAACAAGAAAAGGGAAAGATTGGGAAAAGCAGGAGTGTGTGTTAGAAATGTCGGATAAATATCACACAAAGATGAAGTTTTCCGTTTATTCTTGGGATGGTCCTATCGAAACTCCTCTTAAAGTAGGAGACAGCGTTGAAATATCTTTTATGGTAGAAGCAAGAGAAGTAAAAGGAGATTGGTTTAATGAGGTGAAAGCTTATAATATCGAATATAAGTGATGTTAGCGTTAAAATAAGAGGTAATTATGACTGTGACAGAATTGATAAAACAATTGGAAAATTGTATCCGGAAGCAGAAGTCTATATCTATACAGGTGATATAAATCTGATGGTTATTGATGAAGTGGAACAAAAAGCTCCGGCAATGGTAGTAATTTCATGACTTAAGATAAAATAAAACCTTGCGGTGTATAGGGAACTGCATTGATAAAATGAATACAAATAATAGTTCTAAAAATGGTGGTGTTGGCTTCTGTGGACTTCTTACGATAGTATTTATAGTCCTAAAACTGACGCATTATATTGATTGGTCCTGGTGGTGGGTCTTATCTCCACTCTCGATTCCCGTTGCTATATTCTTAATTGTAGTTTTTGCAATTATTCTATCAAAGGTAATATCTAGAAGAATATCAAAACCTGAGCAAGAAATAAAGAAAGTAGGATTTGCAGGAAGGATTCAAAAACTTCAGGATGATCGGGAAAGAATGAGGATGAATAAGTAACATAAGAAAAGATATGAATACGTATAGCAAATATGTACCCAATGTTTTTCTCGCAAAATGCAGTGAAAAACACGAAAAAGGAGAAGTTATTGAAGTTACAACCAAATATGGCAAAGAGAATGAATGTATTGTATTCAATCTCATCTATGAACGTGAAGGCTTTTATTATTACTCCATCGTTAGAGCTGACGGTTTCAATGTACAGGAATGGGCGAAGCAAAGAGCGGAACGCAGGCATGATTGGGCCCAGTCTGCCGGACAAAAAAGTAACGAATATTTCAACCGCTCGAACAAAGACAAAGATTTTCTTTCTCTTGGAGAGCCAATCAAGGTCGGACACCATAGCGAAAAACGGCATCGAAAAGCGATTGATGATGCTTGGAACAATATGGGTAAAAGTGTTGAGTTTAGTGACAAAGCTGCCGAACATGAAAGAGTAGCCAAGTATTGGGAAAAACGTGCTGAAACTATCAATCTTTCAATGCCGGAAAGTATCGATTTCTACGAACACAAGTTAGAGAAAGCGAAAGAATATCATGAGGGTGTTAAGTCTGGCAAATATCCACGTGAACACGCTTATACTCTCACTTATGCCAAGAAGGCTGTTAATGAAGCACAAAAGAATTACGAATTAGCTAAAAAACTATGGGGAGATTATCTGACGAATGGTGTTGTATGAACTGCGCCCGATTGAACGAATGTTTGATGAATGAACCAGATTTAAACTTACTTGACTATTGCGTGGCATACAGAGACTTAGAAAATAAAGAAGATTAATTAAAAACGAGAATAGAAAGGAGATAAAATATGATACTTGCTACTGATAAGATGGTATTTGTCACCGATCAAGATAATTCAAACGAATACATTGAGAGTCTTATAACTGAGTATGGGACTAATCAATACTGTATAAAGATTGACCGTACGTTAAGTCCACCATATTACCAATTATTCCACGAATGGAAAGAAGGTAAGCGGAAATTAAATCGTGAACTTTTCTCTTCCAGTAAGTTGGGAAAGATTGTAAACTACATAGATGAAAACATTCAATAAAAATCAGATATGAGTATGTCTCCAGTAGTACGTGATGCCTGGATGCTTCGCAAACTATTAGAAAAAGCAACTGGCATTAAGGTTTATAAAGCAGAATTAGGATCGTTCAGCTCCTTCAATCTTTATAGAGGGATAGTGCAGGAGTATAAAGATGAAACCAACACACATATTACAGTAGCGCAAGGAAGCTGGAGTATAACCGAAGGAGGTGAATATAAGGTTTCGCTTTATACGCCTACTATCACCATCGGGTACAAGAGGATGATCAATGCACAACTGGTACGTAATATTGCAAATAATATTGTAGATGCCTTAAATTCGAAATTTGGGCAAGACTGTTGGAATACATGTAATGAAGAGCATCGTTGCTGGTTACCTCTTTCCAGAGTTTCATTTTACCTGCAGATTCCGAATTTTGAACAATATAACTAATTAATAACAAGATAGCAATGAATAAAAAGGAGCAGCAAGCAATCGACTTTCTTTGTAGCATGGAATGCGATTTACCCTTAAATCTCGGCTTTTCCGGTGGTAAAGATAGCGTTGTTATTCTTGACCTTGCAGAACGGGCAGGCATTAAGTATAACGCCATCTACGCCAACACCACAGTAGACCCGCCGGGAACAATTAGCTTTATAAAGAAGAACTATTCACAAGTGCAAATTATGCACCCGGAAAAATCTTTCTTCAAACTGATTGAGGAGAAAGGCTTTCCGTCCCGCTTGCGTAGGTTCTGCTGTGAAGTATTAAAAGAACGTTATGGAATTGGCAAACGTAGTATTGAAGGAATGAGAGTCGCTGAAAGCCGGAAACGGAAAGATTACGAGCCGGAACAATGCGATACACGTAAGTGGATGAAAGGTGCAAAGCATATTCTTCCTATTCTTACGTGGACGGAAGAAGATGTCTGGAATTACATTCGTAAGCGCGGTTTGCCCTATTCAAAATATTACGATGCTCCATACAATTTGAACCGTCATGGGTGTGTTGGTTGTCCTCTTTGCAATTTTAAGCAGATGCAATTAGAGTTTAAGATATTTCCCGGCTATGCCAAAAGAATGATAGTAGCTATTGAAAGATATATGAACACTCACCCAAATGGTTTCCTTTCCCGCAATTTTGCGGATGGCTACGAAGCTTTCTATTACTACATTAACGAAATACCTATTGCGGAATTTCACGAGCAAAAGAAAGGTTTATTCGGTTTCAGTGCAAAGGAGATTATTCAAAGAGAAATTTTAAATCAATTAGAGTAAAACGGAACAGAAATGAAGCAAAGTAAATTGACTCACGGCTCCCTGTTTAGTGGTATTGGCGGTTTTGAATTAGGTGCCGAAATGGCAGGAATTGACACTTTGTGGAATTGTGAGATAGAAAAATTTCAAGGTGAAATATTAAAAAACAAATTTCCTCATGCAGAAAGATTCACAGATATTACAAAAACAACCGGACTCCGATATGTGGACATCATTAGTGGAGGATTTCCGTGTCAAGACATCAGTGTTGCCGGAAAACGTGAAGGTATTAAGGGAAAGCGCTCCGGGTTGTGGAGTGAGATGTACCGAATTATATGGGAAGTTAGACCTAAATACGTCATCATTGAAAATTCGCCAGCTCTCACTATTTCCGGTCTCGAACAAGTCCTATGCGACCTTTCCAAAATCGGGTATAATGCGGAATGGCAATGTATATCAAACTACGCTTTTGGATACCCACACAAAAGGGAAAGACTTTATCTTATTGCCTACTCCAACAAAATCGGATTACAAGGCGACGTTTGCAAATGTGGAAGCATTAACTCGATATTTAAACAGTGGACATCAGATACGAGTGTCGGATATACTTGCGCAAAAAGGATTCTTGAAATCCCAGCGCATAGCACTGTTAGAAATGATGATGGGTTTCCCGATTGGTCACACAGAGTTGGAAGTATCGGCAATGCGGTAAATCCAACAGTGGCAAAATATTTATTTGAATGTATTAAGATTTTCGATAAACAATTAGCGTAAAACAACAATAGAAATGATTGAATTTACAGAAAGAGAAATCCGTATTATCTCTGCTGCTTTAGATGGAGGTAAGGAAAATGTATTTAGTCCTATTGTTTTACGTCAGACAAAAGTAAATAATGCATTTGGTATCGGTTTTATAGAAGGTGCATTATGGGCTGATGAACATCCAAAATCCCCATGGATAAGTGTAGAAGAAAGATTACCGGAAACAAATGATGGACAATCTTTATATGAGGTTATTGTAGCTACTTCCGATAGAAGATTCTTAGTTGTAATCAATACAGAAGTAGAGTCTCTTGTTGGGCTTTTAGGAGTCACTCACTGGATATATATTCCGGAGTTTAATGAAAAATAATTATTAACCCTTTAAAATGATACGACCAAAGCATTACAATTATCACAACCGGTCCCTACTGTCCAAGTACGTAAGGACTACATTAACCGCTTCCGGCAATCGAAGCCCATTGAAGGAATATACTTCACAGACTTCATCCGGGAAGTACTTGAAAAGAGATCCAGACGCAAGTCTGAACACTATGCGGCCGTCTATGATGCTATCATAAAACACATTGATAACTTCTCAGAAGAATATGATTGCGATATATTCACCAATTCTGTAACGGCTGAATTCTTAGATGATTTCATTGTCTATTTGGAAGACCAAGGTCTACGACATAACACCATCGTCGGATATATTCTGAAAGTGCAAACACTTGTCCGTAGAGCATCGCAATACAATTATGCAGTAGATAATACCTACGATGAGATTGATTTGAAATGCGAGCCGACAAATGCGGTCTTTCTCTCAATGAATGAAATCACTAGGATATACTACTACAAGTTTGAGAAGCAGGATAAACGGAAAGCCAAGGAACGAATTAGGGATATGTTTGTTATAGGATGTCTTACCGCTCTTCGCTACTCCGATTATTCAAGGTTGACAAGTAAGAACCTGATAAACGGTTATATCATGGTTCGGACAAAGAAAACTAACGTTGATGTTAAGGTTCCGGCTCATGATTATGTGAAAGAGATATTCGAGAAGTACAACGGTTGTGTTCCTAATGGTCTATGCATCCAATACTTCAACAAGTATCTGAAAGTGATAATGAAGGAAATTGGACTGAATGATAAGGTTGCCTACTCTTACACCCAGGGCGGTGAACTAAGAACTGTCACCCGTGAGAAATGGGAACTAATCAGCAGCCATACAGCTAGAAGGAGTGCGGCTACCAACATGTATCTGACCGGACGGATGAAAACGTTCGAGATAATGAAACTGACTGGGCATCGTAGCGAACAGAACTTCTTCCGGTACATCCGGTTAACTGGTGATGATACGGCACGGTCTATTTCAGGAGATATGTTTTTTAGAAAGTAAAATTATAGAAGGATTATGAAAGATAAAAGACAGTTGAAATTTGTAAGTATTCAATCTAAGGTTTCCCCAGAAACAGCAGAAAGGATAGACAGGATAGTTAAGGAAAGTGGTTTTGAAAGTAGATACGAACTGATGCAATATCTACTATCTGCATTTTTAAAATATGCAGATAAAGAGATAGAAGGCAGTGATGAGATAAGCGAGTTTGCTAAGATATTCGAAGGATATCAAAACAAGAAGAATCGGATAATCACTACTAAGCCTGGTGGTAATAGGGGAATGAAACTAGTTGAAAGTATTAATATATTCAGTGAGATAGGTAGAAAGGGATATGTGTGCAAGCGTATTGTGTTGAATGGAGATAAGGAGAGTATTACATCTAATACTGAAAGTGTAATACGCTCAGTAATAAGAAAGCTATTTCCAAACATTGTCGGACATATAGAGAGTATCGGCAATGATATAGGTGAGTGTAACTACATGAAGATACTGGAATATATCATGATGGAAAAGAAGGACTCGGACGATATCAAGAGAAGCGTAGAGGATGAGTTCAAGATAATGAAGCAGGAAGTTGATTATGGTAATACCCCCCTGCGTCTAAAACATAAAACAGTAAATGAGCTATGAGCAAGAATGCGGATTATAACAGGATGATACAATCACCGAAATGGAAGGTATTGAGGAAGAAAAAGATAAATGCTTTTCCAATATGTGAAGATTGTAATGAAAGGGGAGTAGTAGAACCGGCAACGGAAGTTCATCATATTGTACCGGTTGAGGCGGCTTCAAGCGTTGACGGCATGGAATATCTGATGTTTGATGTGAATAATCTTCGCTCTTTGTGTCATGAGTGCCATAAGAACGCCCATATACGGTTAGCATCAAAGAAAAAAGAGAATATACAGAAGAATAACAAGCGTGCTACGGAAAGATTTCAAAAACGTTATCTTTAGTTGAAAAGTAATATTTAAAGACAGGGGGGGGTGTTTTTTCTTCCGCCCCAGTCTTACTCAAATCCACTGCCCCTAAGGAGAGACATTTTTTTGTTTTTGGGAAAATGCCCGTGGGGGTAAAAAAGTATGATTCCACGAATAGGGTTTCAATTAGCAAAAGTAGGTATGCTTAAAATATTTAACTTATGGAAGAGAATAAAGAATATAATAAAAAAGTGAAGGAGCTTAAAAGATGGATTAGGACTTTGCTTGAGAAAAACGAACTGTATTCACCGGAGCTTACTTATCAGGTAGAGGTTGCGGCTTCCATATTGGTTGTATTTCGGGATGTGGCGAAGAAAACATACGGCAAGGATGTCACGATTACGGAAAAAAGCCGCGAGGGACATCCGAGGGAGATAAAGAATCCGGCTTATGATACTTATTGCATGATGGCTAAGGCTGCGCAGAATTCATTGAAGTCGTTAATGATGAACAGGGAAATACGCCCTGAAAAAAAGATAGAGAGTGGAGAAGACAATGATATTCTTACTAATCTGATGAATGACTTGAAGGAGGAATGATGTGCAGGATGTGTCTACTAGGGAATATAAGAATGAAAGGACGCGGGAACTTTTATCTGTTGACATAGAGAGATACCAACTGGATACGATAGATCCCCGTCTCTTGTCTTACGTGGAAGAGGTTAGGGAAAAGCCGGACAGCCATAATCTATATGAGATACTGGCTGTCTTGAAGTTTTTCCGGTTGATGGATACGTATGTCTTCCGTCCGTCTAAGGTGAAAAAATTCGTCAAGCTTTATGAGAGCCTTAAATTTTCCGGGATGGACGGAAGGCGCTGTTATAAGTTGACGCGAATACAGTATTTTCAGTTCGCGTCCATTTTGGGATTTTACCGGTGGGAAGTAGTGGGAGATGCTAAGGGGATGCCGGATGCAGAGGAACTCACTAAAAAAGTGGAAGGGGGTAAAAGGTATGAATTGAGAAGGCTTGTCCGTGAAGCTATCCTCTTTGTGCCTAGAAAGTTCTCCAAGACAACAAGTACCGCTTCATTGGCGGTAAACGAGTTTCTGTTTGGTGATGCAAATGCACAGGCGTATACAGCCGCGAACAGTTACAAACAAGCAAAGATATGTTTTGAGGAAATCAAAAAGATAATCAAACAGTTAGACCCTCGAAAGAAATACTTCAAAGCAACACGCGAAACCTTGCACTGGCGGCCTAATAAGTTTGAACGCGAATCATTTGTAGAATGTCTTACCGGTGGAGGTGATACAAAGGATGGCTTGAATGCATCTCTGGTTATATTTGACGAATACGCGCAGGCGAAATACGTGCGTGATCACTCGGACGGTGCGGAGCTTTTGCAGGTACTGACATCTTCGATGGGAACGCGGCGGGAACCTCTTACGATTATCATCACAACTGCAAGCCGTGTAGAAGATGGTCCGTTTTCGCGCGAATTGGAGAATGCTAAAAGAGTGTTGACCGGAGAATATACCGATGATTGTCAGTTTGCATCGCTGTTTCAGCCTGATGCGTGGGAGATGACCGAAGAGGAGATGGGAAAACCGGAGGTGTGGAGAAAATGTAACCCTCATATCGGGATAACCGTACAGGAAGGGTATTATAAGCAGCGCTGGGATAAGGCTCAGCGTGATGTTGAGGCTATGATAGAGTTTAAGACCAAGCTTCTAAACATCTTTGTGTCCGGTGGAATAAAGGATTGGATACCTCAGAATCTTGCAAGGTCGTTAATGACTGGTTTTGATATAGAGAATATACAGGGGAGACCGGAGGCAATGGTGGCTATGGACTTATCTGTCAGCGATGACTTCTCGGCAGTTGTATATAACATCTATAGTCGTGCACAGCGGAAGTTTTACCTGTGGATGGATTGTTATATCCCGGAAGAGACGCTGAAGAGTCATCCGAATAAGGAGTTGTATAAGATATGGGTCAGTACGGGATTCATGAGGATATGCCCGGGGGCTGTTATTAGCGAGTCTATGATAGTGGAAGATGTTTTGAAGAGGAATAAGAAGCTGACAATTCTTCAGATAGGATATGACCCGTATAAATCTCAAGAGGTCGTAAACGCATTGGGGGCTGCGATTATGGCTTCGGGTACGAAGCCGGAAAAGATACTCCGTGCTGTTCCTCAGACGTATGGTGCATTTACTTCTCCTGTGGAAACATTCGAGATGGCAGCAAAGAGTATGCCGCCAAAGGTTGCTCTTTCCATGAATCCTATTCTTCCGTATTGTTTCGGGAATTGCTACTTGGATGAAGACAGGATGTGTAATAAAAAACCGTTGAAGAGAAAGGAAAATTTGAAGATAGACGGTGCGATCGCTTCTTTGATGACATTCTGGCTTTATAACAATTATGAGCAATAGGTAGTCTCAAACAGGTATTAGACCGTATTATGTAACGGTTTAATATGATGAGCAACAAATTTATAAATCTATTCAAGAGAGAGGTGATTGCCGGGAACAAAAGCGAAAAGAAAAGCTCGACGGGCGGTGATTACAAACAGAATGTGGTATGGGTGACAAGTGCTGAGGCTTCAATGAAGATAGCGGCAGTTTACCGTGCCGTGAATCTGATATCTTCTTCTGTCGCTTCGCTTACATTGCAGTATAAGAGAAAAGACCGGGTAAAGAACTACTTTAAGATGTACGAGGATAAGGATGGAAAGCTTTTGAACTATCTTCTAAGTGTCCGGCCTAATGAGCGCATGAATTCATTTACTATGATGAAAAATGCGGTGGCAATGATTCTTTTGAGGGGAAATGCCTATATCTATCCGGCAAGAAGCAGGTATAACGGTGTGGAGAAGATGCATTTGTGTTCTCCCGGTTCTGTGATGTATGACATGTATAGTAATACATACACCATTAACGATCCTGTTAACTGTATATACAAAACGGTAGGTGCAGACGACATGATCCATCTGAAGAATGTAAGTAGGGATGGTGGATATACTGGGGTTTCTACGATAACTTATGCCGCTATGACATTGAGTATCGCTTCGACTGCTGATAATGAGACTTTGAAACGATTTGCTACCGGCGGGCGTTTTAAGGCGATTCTTCAAAATGATACTTCCGTCAAGGGGTTTGGTGAATACCAGGATAGGCAGATGGAAGGAATGGGTGACGATATTCAGGAGGCGTTAAATCGTGGTGATGATATTCTGCGATTGAAAGGGGATGGAAAATTAAACCCTATCAGTATGAGTTCGGCGGACATGCAGTTTTTGGAAAACAAGAAGTTTACGCTTCGCGAAATAGCCAGATTTTTTAATGTCCCGCCGTCCAAGTTGATGGATGATAGTAATGCCAATTATAAAAGCGTAGAGGTTAGCAATATTGCTTTTTATACAGAAGCATTGCAACCGATAGTAACAGAAATAGAGCGGGAATTTTCATCCAAGTTATTAACTGTTGATACCTATCAGGATTATAAATTTAAATATGATTTGGGTAGCTTGTATGCTTTGGATTTGGATAGTAAGGCCAAGTGGGACAAAGCGCGGTTGGATAATGGGCAGGCAAGTGTCAACGATCTACGTAGGGAAAGCGACAAAATCCCGGTGGATAAAGGGGATGATGTCTATCTGAGTGTTAATCTTGCGCCTCTTGGAAGTGCTAAGTTGAGTGGGGAAGTGGCTGAACCGGCGAAAGGCTTCAACGAGCTATCGGATAATAAGAAGGAGGAAGAAAATGAGTGAATTAAGGGTTGTGACATTGAATGAGCTTAAGGCGCAGATGCGTGTGGACTTCGAAGATGAGGACGAAATTATTAGATTATATGGAAGTGCTGCGGAGGATGCCGTGATAGAGGGTACGAACCGCACATTGGAAGAATTGAAACGTATAGGCTATGCCGAGAAAAACGGTGGAGCGGAAGATGGAGAGCTGTTTCCGGACAGATTAAAATTGGCCATTCTGATATTGGCGGCTCACAACTACCGTAACCGGGAGCCGGTCGCTTCTGTTTCGCAGAACACAGTGCCTTATTCTTTGGAAGTGTATTGCAAGCCGTACAGAAAACTAACGGATAGGGAGGTTTGATATGCTGAGGGCGGGAAGTTTGAATGAACGGATAGGCATATTGGTTCCTACAGTTAACCGGGGAGAGTTTGGTGAGCAGGAGGTTATATTTATTAAAAAGAAAACGGTATGGGCGGGTGTGACTTTTCAAAGAGGTGCGAAGGCTTTGACAGCCGGTGAAGTATGGATGTCCGGCAGTATAAGCGTTATGATGCGGAATAACCCTTTGGTGAATGACCGATGTCGTTTGGAATGGGATGGTAAGATCTACGCAATTGAAAGTTTTAACAGAAGTAAGGTTGACGGAAGCATCTCAATTGTATGCAATGTGATAGATGAAGGAAGTAGCGTTGAGAGCGAGTAACCTGAAAACGGTAAAAGAAAGTAATATAGAAGCTGTAAAGTTAGTGTGTTCTATAGAAGTGTATTTATAGCAGTGCGTTCTATAGAAGGTCTGTTTTATAGAGAAAGCGTAATAACAAACATGGAAGAAAGAAAAAGAGAGATAAGAAGCGCAATGGGCGGTCACTTTCAGCCGCATTTGCGTGAAGTTTCCGACGGGGAAGGCGGCAATCGTATAATTGAGGGATATGCAATCGTATTCGGTGTAGAGAGTCGGATGCTGGTTGATTATTGGGACGATTATCGGGAAATAATAGAGCCGGGGGCAATAACTGAGCAGGAGTTGGCACAGATGGATATTAAGATGACGATGTGGCACAACCGGGAAAAACTATTGGCAAGAAGTAACAAGGGGGTTGGAACTCTTAAATTGTCTGTTGATAGTATTGGTGTGAAATACGAATTTGAGGCTCCTAATACTTCTGACGGTAACAATGCCTTGGAACTGGTGAAACGTGGCGACATGAGTGGTAGCTCTTTTACTTATTGGAGTGATGAGGCTTCCGCTGTGAATTATACTAAGGATGAAAACGACATTCTGATTCGCCATGTAAAAAAGATAGGCATGGTTTATGAGATGACGATAGCCAGTGACCCTGCATATACGCAAACCAGCGTAACAGCACGGGAAATTGAGCAAACCGGCTTGAAAATAGGTGACAACTCCAATGATGAGGCTCGCAAACGTGAGGAATTTCGTAGAAGAGAGCGGGCTATCAGAGAAGTAAGAGAAAAAAGTAAGAAACATTTTTTTAATTGAGAAACATATGAATAAGGACAAGAAGGTTAGTGTACAGCAGTACATCGCAAGAAGAGAGCAGATTGTAATCCGTATGAATGAGATTGCTGATGCTGCTGAGGGTGAAAACAAGAGAGAATTCACAGAACAGGAGAAAGAAGAGTTGAAGGTTCTTGAACGTGAAATGAACGTGCTTGATGTGCGTATTGCGTCCGCTGAAAAGACGGGATATGTCACGGTAACGAGCCGGGAAGCCGCTTTTGATGCTTTTTTGCGGGAGAACATAAAAAAGATGACGAACGTCCCGTTGCAGCGTGAATATACCGGAATAATGACAACCGGAGCTGAACCGCTGATACCGTTAACGATCAATGATATTCTTCTTCCGTTGGAAGAGGGGTTGATTCTGAAAAAGGTTGGTCTTCCGTTGATGACAGGCTTGGCCGGTGATTATGTATGGCCGACTGTTGGCTCTATTGAAGCGGAAGTAGCTGGGGAGGCTGTGGAGTTGACCGATAAAAAGGTAGATTTTGGAAAAATCAAACCGGAACCGGTGCGCGTGGGTGTAACAGTCAAGATCACAAATCAGACCATCACTCAGACAGAGGGTGTTGCTTATGAAGTGGTAAGACAGCAGCTTCCGCAGGCTATGGCTCGTACGCTTAACCGTATGATGTTTACTACGGATAAGAGCATCAATCATAAGCTTGTCGGTCCGTTTATGGAAATAGCGAAGGGAAGTCCTGTGGATATTGGTACGCTGACTACGAAGGCAAAAAGAAAAGCCGCTAACTACATTGCATTTGCCGGTGCTATTCCCACTTACAAGGAATTGGTTTTGATGCGTTCTTTGGCTCTTTTGAAAGGCATTGAAGGTTTGAATCCCTGCTACGTGATGGATGAATATACCAAGGGTGAATTAGAATCTACGGAACGTACTGTAGGGAGTGGAAGAATGATTATAGAGAACGGTGCTATTGCCGGTATTCCGGTTTTCACTACCAACTATATCAACACCGAAGAAGATACATTCATCGGATTTGGGTATTGGGGATACGAACCATTGCAAGGATTCGGACAGCAGCGATTCATTATTGATCCGTACACCGGTGCCACAAGTGACTCCGTGCGTCTGACATTGAATGCTGACTGGTCTATGACTACATTGCGTAAAGAGGCTTTTGTTCTTGGAAAGTGTGCATCTGAGTAATACTTCCGTTTCTATTTTGTTTTGTTTATCATCTTTGCGGGCGGACTCTGTTTCCGCCCGTTTTTACTAAATCAAAAAGGGTATGGCAAATTTAATCACACGTCTTATAATGGACGCTTCTCAGTATGATGGCGGATTGCAGAAAGCACAGAAAGGTCTGGATAAATTCATTGATAAAAACACTTCATTAAGCACGGTGATGACGAATGCCAAGGGAGTTATAGCTAAAATGGCAGGAGCAATCGGACTTGCTGCGGGAGCTGGTGAGGCATTCAATAGAGTCTTAAACTCATCCCAAGTTCTGGGTGATGCAACTGCTGCCACAATGGAAAGTGCAAAAAACAGCATAGATGAATTCTTTTATTCTTTGGGGTCGGGGGATTTCACCTCTTTTCTTAATGGATTGGATAGTATAATAGCAAAATCAAAAGATGCATATAGTGCTTTGGATCAATTGGGGAATACAAGAATTTCATTCGATTTCTACCAGGGGAAGTTTGATGAGGCTATAGCGAAGGCAAGATTGAACGCTAAAAATAAGCAGCTTGACGAATCGGAAAGGAAAAAATCGTTTGAGGATTGGGATAAAGAGTTAAAAAAGAAAGAAGAGGCGGGCAAGACGGTTGCAAATGACGCATTGAATGCGCTTACAGAATCTATCGCTGTTGGAACAGAACTAAGAGCTTCAGATATAAAGCTTGAAGATTTTGAAAAGGTAATGAGAATTGATTTAATGCCATCTGCATCACGGGAAAGGGAAAAAAACTATTGGGCACAACAATATGAGGAATATGAAAAACTGAGTGATCGGATTGAAAGCGACCGAAGAGTAGACGTTGTGAGAACAAATGATTATGGTCGGACTAAATCAATTAATGACGCTGCTAAAATAGCGCAAGAAGGTGCTGCTGAAAGATATAAAGACGCGATAATTTATAATAAGTTGTTGAATAAATTAAGTGATGATGATTTGATAAAATTGACAGAGCTGGGAAAGCAATATTATTCTGTATCTCAATTGATTTCCCAACAGAGACAAGAGTATAATGAATCAATTGTAGAGTTTGATAATTCAATAACTGCATCCGCTAAAGCGCAAGAGAGTGCTGCAAATGCATCCGCCAAGGCTATCAGGGAAGCAAGAGAGAAGAATATAAACCCATTTTACAACAACGAACAACTCAACGAAGAAATAAAAACAGTCATCTCCGGCAGTGATGCATTAAGCGATGAAGTCTTAAAGGCTATAAGCACCGGTAAAACTCTTCCTGTATTGACCCAACCGATTCAAGCTGCAATGGTAGATATCGAAGATGAAAAGGTGGAAGGAGAAGATCCGACAGAAGCACTAAGAGGAAAGGTTCAGATGTATGAGATAGCCCAAAGCAAGATACAGGAATACACTAAGATGTTATCTGTTGCGAATGAAGATGAAAAAGCTTATTTAAATGAACAGATTGCTATTTGGCAGAAATATACAGAGGGGATAACCGGAATAGGCGAACAAAAAGATGGTACAGATAAATTGGCTTCTAATCTTGATCAGGTAAGTGCTGCCTTAATGAAGATGGGTGGGCTTTCCGACAGCGTTTTTGGTTCTATGTTGACTTATATCGGCGGAATAGCCGGTGCGGTTGCTGAAGCTATTCCTGCGATAGCAGCATTAACTGCGGCGCAAACTGCACAAGCTAATGCGAATACTAAAAATGCAGCTTCCGGTGCCGCTTCTTCTGTTGCTAGTATTCCTATTGTTGGTCCTATCATGGCGGTTGCTGCCGTTGCTTCTGTATTGGCTGCAATAATGAGTGTTCCAAGTTTTGCTGAAGGTGGTATTGTAGGTGGTCATAACTATATGGACGGCATAACCGCCCGTGTGAGTAGTGGGGAAATGTTTATCAACGAAGCCGACCAGAAGAAACTGTATGATTCCATCCATTCCGGCAATATAGGTAACGGTGGCGGTGGAAAAACAGTAGTGACGGGTGAGCAGATAGTCACTGTTATCAATAATTACGGCAAGAGAACCGGAAAAGGTGTAATTCTGAAAGGATAAGGAGTATGGCAAAGGTAGAAGCAGGCTATATAGTCAAGACTCCCGTAGTAGTTACGGATGCCAGGGGAGCGTTAGGATTACTGAAACGTTTAAGCTACACGGAGATAATCCGAAAGAAAGACTTGAAAAGGTATATCCGCCAAAGTCTTAATCAGGCGAAAAAGGAAGTACAGAACGCAGCAAAACGGGCGTTGCCTAATGACCCGCGAAAATCTTATTTGGGTGTGAAGGTTGGCGTTTATAAAAAAACATTGGGTGGTAACATATCGCTTTTTAATCAACGTTCAACTGGAAAGAAAAGCAACTACTCTTTGCCGAAAGGTGGGAGAAGTGGGATAGTGCGCAACCGGAAGAGAAGCGCCAGGACTACGCAGGTAGATTCCTACTACGGACGGGATAGGTCTTTTATCTTGCGAATGCATAATCAAGGGACAACAAGTCGTATAGCTTTCACCCGGACGAAAAGCAAGAGTGGAAAAACCGCTAATCGCGGTTCGTTGCGCGCATTGAACTTTTTCTCTGTTTCTGATGCTGCGGTAAGAAGATCAGCGGACACCTTGTCGCAGAAACTGGAACAGGCTATAGTAGAAGCCGGATATGGAAAGTAACCTAAAAACGTATAACATAGGTAATATAAAAGGCTATGAGTTTATTAGTTGGATTTCATATAAAGAGTGCCTTGCTCAAAGATGAGGCTTTGGTGAAGGAGGTCGGAAGCAGAATTTATCCTCTTGTTATTCCCGAGGGAGCGCCTGAATACCCGTTCATTGTATATGGAAGTGCGGGAATATCTCCGACGGACACAAAGGATGGAAGCTGTGAGGATAATGTAAATGCGTCGGTAGTGGTTGTTTCAAAAACATACTCCTCTGCTATTAGAATTGCTAATATGGCCCGGTATGCTTTGGAAGGTGTGTCGGAAAAGTATAAGGATTTTGAAGTGAGAGATTGCATGTTGTATGGAAGCTCCGAGGATTATTTGCAGGAAATTGACGCTATCAGTGTGACGTTGAATTTCAATATAAAGACGATAGACTATTGATATAATGTTTAACTAAATAAGTATTGATATGGGAAAAGCAAAAAGCTTGAATGGAAAAGATTTGATGCTATGGATAGAAGACAAGGTCGTAGCATTGTCGACGAGTTGTAAAATTAGCCTTGCTGCTAATACGGTGGACAGCGCTACCAAGGACGACGGCTTTTGGGATGCTGCCGAAATAGGCAACATGAACTGGAGTGCCACGAATGAATCGGTGGACAGCGCGGATAAGGATCGTAATAATGACTACGTATATGACCAGCTGTTTGATCTGTTTGTTGCGGGTAAACCGTTGACGATTACGGTAGGATTCCCGACAAATGCAAACAATGATGGTGTACCCGAAGAAGGATGGACTGCTCCGGCGAAGGGGATGTATCAAGGAAAAGCCCATATAACTGCGCTTGACCGGGATGCAACAAAAGGTAGTAACGCAAGTGTATCCGTATCTCTTACCGGATATGGAGCGCTTAGAAAAATAGCAGCTGAAGGATGAAGGTTACAATCAAAGGCAAGGAGTATGAATTCTCATTTGACAGCATTTGGGGACCTATGTACACCTATGAAGTGATGGCTGGGAAAAAACTTCCTTTTAATCCGGAAAGTACTTTATGTCTTCATATATTGTACTACTGTATTTTATGTCGGGCTAACGAAGGTTTCACTCTTTCTTTTGAGGACTTCATTTTATCGTTGAATGACATCACCCTGGTAAACGCCATGAGTGATTATTATGTGAAACGTATGGAGGTGCTTTCCGAAACGGTAGAGAGTGCTGAACCTGAAAAAAAAAAGAGGAAGTCTCGGAAGACGTTAAAAGTCTGAACGCTCGTGAAGTGTATCAATTGATAGTCGGTGAGGGCGGTTGTTCTCCCGACTATTTTTTTAACCGCATGAGTATACATGAAGCACGTGATTATATCATAGGACTAAACAGGCGTTATCGTCAGGACTGGGAGCGTACGAGGATGGAAGTCCAAGTGTTACACAAGGTTCAGACCGGTAAAGACTTGGATCTAGAATTTCCATGGGAGAAAGAAGAGAAACCGGAAGCGACAGAGGAAGAAATTGAAAGACTACGTGAAAAAGCTAAAATGATGCAGGATCTAATAAACAAAGGATATGGCAAGAAAAATACGATGGCAGATAAAGTTCAAGACACTCAAAAATAAAGATGGAAGGATTGATATCTACGAGGAGGGATGGGATGGCGGAGTCACAGAGTTGGAACCGGCAGCGAATCCCATCACCACTGAAGAGGATTCTGATGACGATTATTTGAAACCCATCCGGTCGCAGACTGGTTATCTGCGTGTTGTAGATAATGGCGACCTGGAAGGCTTGATGCCATCGGATAATAGCCAGCATTATGTAGAATTGCATATTGACAATGAATTGGAATGGCGTGGATATATGCAGGCCGACACATTTTCAGAAGACTGGGATGTTACCCCCTTGGTAATAGAATATCCTCTTATTTCTCCGATAGGCTTGTTGGACGGGGTGTATTTGGACCAAGAGAAAGGAATGGGTGTTGTGATGCTTGCTGAATTATTCTTGGAATGTATAGAAGCCACTGGGGTTGCTTATGATAATGTATATTATCCAAGGGAAGTGTGGTATGATGAAAATGAGGGTGGTCTGAAAGCTCCGTTTGAAATAAGCCTGTCCCGTCAGACTTTTTTCAAGGATAACGGTTCGGATGAAAAGGATTCGGAAGATTGGAAGAGATACGATGCCGACACGTGCCTTTCGTTTTTGGAAGAGTTTTGTAAGTTTTGGGGATGGACGTTGCATGAACGCAAGAAAGATTTATATTTTATCGGACAGGCGGACGAATGTTATAAAACCACTATGGAAAATATAAGAAAGATAGTCTATGGTGGTACGTATATTGCTAACAGGCAAGTTGTGAAAGAGATTGACTTCTCTCTTCTTTCATTGGATGGTAGCGACAACAAGAAGGAAATATTACAGGGTGTAAACAAGTTGAAGGTTGTTGCTAAAATAGATGCGGTTGGGACGGTAGTTCCTTCAATTGATGAGGGGTTTATGAATGTGATATATGATGGGACAATAACATATAAAACCAATGATACAATTACCGGTTATAAAAAAGTAATAGCCTATGAATCTGAAAACACCGATGTACAAATGAAAGTATATAGGGGGAGATTTACAGATGATGGCGATTGGGTATGGGAAGACAGTCCATATATTTTTAATAATATGATGATTGGTGTTGGAGCTATGTATGTTAAAAGAGATATATACTCAGCAGGTGATTTGCAAAACAAAAGAAACTATAATTACAAAAATGGAATATGGATAATTGCTCGGTCTGAGCAGATAATTTCACGTCCCGGATTGGAACAGGCAAGAGGGATGCCTATCCTTGTAATGAGATCAGCGAATGCGGCAAAGTATAGTAATGGGGCATTTGTGATATCGGGACAAACAACGGGGTATGAAACTGCACTTATGTTAAATCCTAATAATCCGACAGATGGTGCAGGAGCGATAGAAATCAAATTTAGAGTGGGGGATAAATGGTGGAATGGAAGTGGTTGGTCGAACAATGAGGTTTGGTTTGAAATTCAAGCCGGTAGCGAAAATGGATATTCTATACCGGGAAAGATATTGAGTACAAAAACTTTGGATATGCCTTACAATGGGGCAGATGGATATGTAATGCCTATAAATGAAGATTTGTCGGGAATCGTGGAGTTAACAATGCATGCTATAGTCAATACGGCGATGTACAAGCAGCTCTATATTGATAATTTGAAAGTTGATTATTATAAGGATGATAGGTTGAATCCTGTTGGTAAGTCAAATAAAAATGAAAATGTATATGTGTCTCTTTTAAAAAGGCGTGCATCAGGAGAGAAGGAACTTGAGCTTAAAATAGCAAGTAATAACAATAACCAGGCTGCGTACAACACATTATATGGTGCAGGAAGAGATATCGGACCGTTGTATTTTGTGCAGGAAGGTGCTAGCATGTTAGCTGAGCAACATCTTTTGGGTATACTAAAACAGGTCTACGGTAGAGTTATAGAGAAGCTTAATATAACGGTTGAACGAAGTGATTTAACTCCGATGATGAGGCTCGTAAGAGATGAAAAAGTATACCGCATACTTTCAGAAAAGATAGAATGGGCCGACGAATCGGAGGAGATAATGATTGAAAATATACCAGGTTAATATGGCTAAGATAAAAGGAAACGATCTGATATTGTTCATACAGAAAGATGGTAAGTATAAGGCTTATGCTTATTCGACCACCTGTGAGATAGACATTCAAGCTGATACTATAGAAGTCGGGAGTCCCGATACCGGTCAATGGGTAAAAAAGAAAAAAAGAAAAAAGAACTGGCGTCTTAGTAGCGGATATTTGATAAGTGAAGGAGGAGATACATCGGAATTATTTAAAACGCTTATCGATAATAATCCTGTTATGATAACGCTTGGTAGTGTAAGACCTCACGCGGATGTAATGGATGCGAATGACTATGTTACAGACGGGAGATTAACTATACAAGGCGAGGGCATGTTAACTCGTATGACGATAACGGGCAGAAAGGGTGATTTTGTAACTATGTCTATAGAAGTAGAAGGTAGTGGCGGCTTGGCTGTACTATGGGAACCGACAATAACAATAGAACCTTTACGTGGCAGCGATGAAGGAATTGCGGGAGAAAAGAGAATATTAATTACAAGTAATATTAATTATGAGATATTACCAGATTCGTCGTGGCTAACGGTGGATAAAGAGGAAGGTAGCACAGGTGTAACGGAAGTGGTGGTTAATTACGCTGTTAATGATGGGGAGGAACGTGTCGGAAAGGTTACGGTTATTGGAAAGTATCCTTATCAAACAACGACTGCTGTATTTACTTTTACTCAACGTGTGCATCCGTCTAAATTCTTGATAATAGAACCGACTTCTTTGGATATTAACGGACATGGAGATGAGAAAGTTATAAAAATATCGGGATATAGAGCCTGGGTTTTGATATACAAACCTGAATGGATAACGGTTACGCCTGATAATGGAGGAAGTATTTCGGGGGAATATGAGGAGACAGATGTTGTTGTCAAGGCTGATATCAACTACGAAGGAGATAGGGATGGGCGGATTGAGTTTATAACTTACGATGCATATTTGGGTAAGACGGTTGATGTAGCGCAGGAGAGGTATGAATATGTATCGGTTGATCCGAAGGAAGTACGTTTTTTGAAATCTGGTGGAGAAGAGAAAGTAGAGTTGGTCGGGTCTTCGTCTTGGTATATAGAAGACAAACCTGAATGGATCACGGTTGCTCCGAGCAGTGGAGACGGTTCTTCTGTGATGCTGAATATAGTATCGGGTCCTAATGATGAGAATGAACGGAGGGGTAGTATAGTATTCAGAACGGATACGGGTGCAAGTTCGGAAATAGGTATAGTTCAAATGGGTGTAGGGGTTGATATTGTTGTGACTCCGGAAACTCTGGAATTCCCGGAAGATGGTGGAATAAAATATGCGATACTGAAAGCTGGTCACGCATGGAGCGTATCTTCGGATGTGTCGTTTGCGGAAAGCATATCTCCAAGAAACGGAGATGTCGGAATGTATAAGATAGCTGTTACAATCCCGGCAAATATGGGAGAACGGCGTACCGGGGAATATAAGATAACGGATGCGAACACAGGGTATGTTGCAGGGTTAAATATCATCCAGGAAGAGAAAAATGTCATTCTGTCTGTTTCCCCGAAGGATATAGTGATCCCGCAAGACGGTTCTCCTACTTCTATAACTGTAAATTCAAACACTTCATGGACAGCAATATGACGGACATAGTAATAAAATGGAAAGAGGGAGAAGGTAATATTGTTATTTCTCCGGGCGAGAATAATATCGCTAATGTAACAAGTGATATCGCCAATGAGGGGCTTGACAGGTCGCAAACGGTTGTTTTTTTAGCAATAAAAGAAAGTGATACGGCATCGGTGGAAACTAAAGTGTCACAAGAAGGTAAGAGAGAGGCATTCGCGGTTACGGAGGGAAGATTTATATTGTCTGACGGTAATACATTTAACGTAATAAAAAATAAATATTTATGAGTGATTATAATAGTAACTTTTCAGGGGATCAGGTTGTTGAATTACTAAACACTATCCCAAGACTGGCTAAAGCGGATTTATCCAACGCCATGACCGTTTCACTTAATCAGAACGGATATGCGAAGTTCAACAACGGGTTGTTGATACAATGGGGATATTTTAGCACCGGTGCTTCAAATAATCAGTCTGTCAATTTCCCAATATCTTTCAAATCCTGTTTTTCCCTAGCTTTTTCCAGTTCTACGGATAATACGGATAATTCTATATGGTCTGTGAATTATGCAGCTATATATGCTTCATATTTTACGGTTTATAGAAGATACGCAAACGCGGGAAGTGTATCCCCTTCTTCGCAGTCATTCAGATGGATAGCAATAGGAAGTTGGAAATAATTAATAAAGAATAATTATGGAACAAAAAATGTATTGGAAAAACGGATTCCACGACACACCCCAAGAAGGTGCAATAGAGATTACGAAAAAGTATTGGCAAGAATTGTTAGACGGTCAATCTGCGGGAAAGCTTATTGTTACCAATGATGAAGGGTATCCTATACTGGTCGAGCATGAATATACGATTGACGAACTGAAAGAGATGAAGATCGCGGAAATCAACGCCTATGACAAGTCGGATGCCGTCAACTCTTTCACGCTTGCCGGAAAACAGATATGGTTAGACAAAGACACCCGTGTCGGGTTGGTCAACTCAATCGGTATCGAGAAAGAATCCGGTCGGATAAATACCACGCTTTGGTACAATGCCGAGAAGTACGTTATCCCGGTAGATGATGCGCTGGCTATGCTCAACCAGCTTGAATTGTACGCCCTTGACTGCTACAATGTGACGCAATCCCATATAGCGGCTGTGAAAGGTTTGTCTGATGCCGGACAAGTGGAAGCCTACAATTACAAAACCGGATACCCGGAACAGCTCAATTTTGTATTATAAACTCAAAAACAGATAAAGCTATGATTCTATTAGTACTATTATCATTTATTCTCATCGCAGGCTATGTTTATGCGATGATTAAGAAAGGGAAAGAAATCCCTTATTCAATCAGTGCCACCTACTATGCATTGACGCATAAGTTTTGGTTCGCTCTGTGTATGATTGGCTCCGGTGTTCTGCTTCTTCCGGCAGCTTTGGAATCAAGTACGGAGAACAGCCAGTTTCTTGTATTCCTTTCGGTTGTCGGTATGGTTGTGCTCGGTGTGTCTCCCAACTTCAAATCGGAGCAAAAGGTTCCTCATGCAATAGGTGCCGCCATGTCTTTAATCTTCTCCCAGATATGGGTAGGCTGTAACAGTTGGTACTGGCTTCTGTTATGGTCGGGATTCATTATTTACATGGTTGTCTCCATGAAGAAGCATTGGACGGGTAACTTCATCTCCGATTTTATAAAGAGAAAGCCTATGTTCTGGATTGAGGTAATTTCATTGTTGACCGTTTATCTTACTTGCTTGGTTTAATATGGAACAAATCAGTCAGATAGTGGCAATGATAGGTGGGATAGTCGCAACCATCCTGCTTCCCCTCATTGGAGCCTTCCAGTTCTACGATTCAAAGAAGAGAAAAGAAGCAGCAGCCGCCAAGAAGGCGGAAGCTGAGAATATAACCCAGTATGCAGCCGAGTGGAAAGAATTGTACGAGAAGAAAGAAGCCAAAGTTCATGAACTGGATACCAAGATCGACCAACTTTATGTTGAGAAGAATGAAGACCGCGAGCGCATACGTGACCTACAGTCTAAGAATGTAAAGCTCGAACTCGAGAATCAGGCATTGAATTTCAAGAAATGCGAAGTCAGAGGATGCAAGGAGCGTAAGCCGCCCAGTGATTATTAAAACATAATTATATGAGCTGGATAAATGAAAGTAACCGTATCAAGCACCTGCTCTACGCCATCCCGGCAGGTGCACTGTTAACCATCCTGTTTGCGGCAGGACTGGCTGTCGGCATGGAGTTCAAGGACCGTGCATACGGCAACGAATGGGATTGGCTCGATATTGCCGCCACGCTGATAGGCGGGTTCATCGGACAAGCGATTCAAATCGGAGTATTAACATTGATATTATAGGAGGAAATAAATATGAGTTTACCAAGAGGACTAAGAAACAATAATCCGGGCAACATCCGCATCACAAAGGACAAATGGCAGGGATTGAGAGAAAAGCAGGAAGATAAGTCGTTCTTCCAGTTTACGGAAATGAGATGGGGCTACCGTGCCCTTATCCGCACTTTGCAGAACTACCGTAAGAGACACGGCTGTCAGACGGTGGCAGATTTTATCCACCGGTGGGCACCGGAGAACGAGAATAATACAGCCGGATATATCAGCCGTGTATGCAGTGAAATGCAAGTCCCGAACACATACGTCCCGGACATCAACGACAAAGCGACCATGTGTGCTTTCGCTGCCGCTATCTCACATGTAGAGAACGGTATCCCGGCTGTCATGGCTGACATAGAAGCCGGATGGGAATTGTTATAAATTAAAATAGGAGGAACAATCATGGCAGATTTAAGATTTACAAAGAATAATGATACTCAGGAATATGTGGCGGAAGTAGTGGTAAATGCAGATTTTAATATTCACTTGGAGCGTGTGTCCAATGGTGGTCTTAAAATCTATCAGAAGAATGGTGAATATGCGGAAGCTGTTGACGGTCGGACTGCCACTGAGAGAGGCTTTGATATGGTAGCGGTTCCCAACATCATCCCGTATAATTCGGGGATTATCTTTGACTATGACTTCTCAGCTTTAGTTTATCCGAAAACTATCCGCATCGAGAGTGGAAGTGAAGTATTAAGTGGAACAGTAACCGAATCCGGCAATGAAGCTTAACAAGTTACCATTAAATGTAATAGGGTTGAATCGGGTTGGTTTGAATCAGATCGGTTCGCCTTCCCACCGGGCTAATACTTCCGACCGTCCTTATATAAGATACGAGGATATTGTACAGCCTTATCCAGCAATAATTAATCTAAAACAAGATGGTAAAACTATCACTTGGGGAGATAAGTTGAAAGTAGGCAGTGATATAGTCTTTGTAGGAAGTGCCAACCTTTTACCGGAGCTATATACTGTATCCGAGACACGGTATAATGGTGTAACGCTTTACCCAAACACTATCATAAAGGTAGAGAAGTCTATGGTGTTTGATAATGCACGTACCTACCTAAAAGCCAATGAGCCGAGCTGTATCCTGTCACCTAATAGGTTGAGGATTCCAAATTCTAGCTACAAGATACTAGGCTACATTCCGGACTTGACAGGTAAAGGTAATCATGGTAGATTGAATAACTTCGCCTACACGGAAGAAAGTGGAGCAAATGAGGACGGTAGTATTCGCTTTGATGGAACGGATGACTATATTACCATTCCTACCTTGTCTCATGGTGGTAAACAAGTATTGATGAAGGTAAATTATAAATTAAGTAATAGTACTTGTACTATCTATGACCAAAGAGAACCTGCCCGATGGTTACCAACATTTTGTATTTATTCCAATAATGAAGCTATCGCCTATTCAGATGGTAATAGTGGTAAAACCTATATTGATGGAGTACTTAATACTTCCGTTAAGGGTAGACAATTGGCAAATATCACTCATAACATAACTATTGCCAACGAAGATGTGACTGATGTAAATTCGGTTTCACCTAAGATTGGGACTTTATTTGTTAATGGTTCAGCTTATGCTCAAATGGCTCTCTTCGATTTTATGCTATTCCCAGAAATATCTAGTGAAGATGAGATAAAGGAGCTGAATGAGTGTGTAGGAATAGAGGGAAATGTTTGGGGAACTCTCACCCAACTAATTAACTTAACTTTAATTTCAAATGAAACATTAATTAAAAACGAATGATATTATGGAAAAGATATTTGATATAGCAAAGGACAAAGAACAGTCGTGGGGGACTTTAGCTACTGCGATTGATGGGAACTTTGATGATACAGTAAAGTTTCTATTAGCAGATAATATTCCATGCGGAGATAATCTGATTACACAGCCAGCAGAATTATCCGAAGGATGGAGCTATGAAAATGGTATATATACCCATACAAGCGGATACGATAACGCTCTTGTTTTTACACTTGCTACTACCAAAGGCAAAAAATATCTTGCCAAATTAACAAAAGGCATAGAAGGTAATGAGAATTCTATATTAGTAGGTATCGGAGATAAGACACCGATAGATACGTATAATGGCGAATTGGTTATCTATATAGGAATGATTAGCGATGGTGGTTCATTGAAAGTGTATCCATCAGCTAAATATGCTTCAACACTAGAGATTGAATTATATGAAGTGGTTGATAAATCATCCGCAAAACAATACATATCTTACGGTCGCCAAAATATATATTTTAAAATAGGGGATAATGATGTATCAGGTTGGTGGAATGTCGCATTAGGTTACAAAACACTTGAAAAATCTGAAAACTCAACGAGATGTATTGGTATAGGAACAAATTCACTTTCTGAATTGATTTCCGGTTCTCGTAATATTGCCATTGGTACTTATTCTTCTGCGTATATACCGAGTGGTAAGGATAATGTTGCGATAGGAGCTGATACTCTATACCCAAGCAGAAAAGAATGTAATAGTAATGTTGCAATCGGGAGATCGGCTTTGGGGGGTGAAGAAAATCAAGAGACTGTTGGTATCGGAGCCGAAGTATTAAGCTCTTATTCGGGCGCAGGCTCTTCTCAATGTGTTGTCATTGGTTGCCGTGCGAGTCGAGATTTGGCAGATCTCAAAGTGAAGACACAAGGGTGTACGGTTGTAGGTTTTGAGGCAGGGGTTTATGGCAATCAAAAAAACACCTATATAGGTTATAAAGCTGGTAGGTACTGTAAGGGAAGTAGCAATATTATGGTTGGTGCTGATAATGGAGGTAGTGTTAATCAATTAAATGATGTAATCATTCTCGGCAATAATACTAAGGCATCAAAAGATGGACAAATGATTCTTGGTTCGACAGTACAAACAGAGGTTGTACTACTTGGAAACAAGAAACTCATTTTCAATGAGGATGGAAGTGTCACTTGGGAACAAATATAATTAGTCTGATAAGTAATTAAATAATAAAGCAATGAAATACGCAGTAGTAACAATCGAATGGCTAGCCCAGCACGGTCTGCTGGCTATCCCCACAATGAGAAAGAGTAAAGACGGAAGTAAGGTAATCCTCCACGAAGAGTTTCTAACCCCTTACAAGGATGAAGAGTTTCCGAGGTACTATTTTGACAGCCCGGAACTGAACGCCCTTCTGTCAAGTGATGAATGGTCATGGACGGAAGAAGAACATCCGGCAGGCAGTGCGCAGTTTATTCAGGTGGCGGCAGCGCAGAACCTTTTGAATGTGACCAAAGCCGGAATCCAGACAATGAACTTGACAGACAACGAAGCGTTGAAAGTGAAGTCCATGTATCCGTATTGGAACGAGTTTATCAGCAAATCACTAACAACCGGAATGAAAGTGCAGTACAACGATAAACTCTACCGGGTTCGTCAGGACATTGCTACCGTCTTGGAGAATCAACCGCCAAGCATCAACACCGCAGCTCTCTATGAGGAAATCAACGAGACCGCTGCCGGAACAAAGGATGATCCGATTCCATATAACAACAATATGGCATTGGAAGAGGGCAAATACTATTCGCAGGACGGAGTTACCTATAAGTGCACCCGTTCTACCGGGCAAGCGGTTTACAACTCACTAAAAGACCTTGTAGGTATTTACGTTGAGGTAGCATGAAAACCCTTCCTTATATACTGATTTGCCTGCTGCTTGGCGTGATCGTGTGGATGCGTTGTAATTCGCACGAGCCACAACATATGTATGTAAAAGGAGATACAGTTCATATCCGGGATACAGTAAGAGACACAATCCTTAAGCCGGTAAGGGAGACTTTGAAACGTACTGATACGGTATATTTACCGATTTTGATAGATACTACCACCGACAGAACTGTAGAAGACGACTCTATCCCGGTACTAATACCGATTACAAGCAAAGAGTATAAGACCGATAATTACCGGGCGGTAGTCAGTGGATATAATCCTACTCTTGATTCTATGGAAATATACAGAGATAATAAAATTATTACTTTTCCACCTTTACAGAAGAAGAAACGATGGGGATTAGGCTTGCAGGCTGGATATGGTTATCCGGGCGGTTGGTACGTAGGAGCTGGAGTTAGTTACAACTTGTTCATGTGGTGAGAAAAAGGTGCTATCTTCCCAGACGGCACCTTAAGTAATATGAAAAGCTTAAGTTTTACTACATAACAATTTCCAATGGAAAAAGGTTCATAAAGAAAGGAGGATAAAATGATACATTAATTAATACTAAGCAATAAGTTTATCCGGTAAAGTAGAAGACCGGTAATCGTTAACAAATACCCCAGGGGCGGGGAAAGAAGAAAGCCCCAACCCGTTTCGACGACCAAATCATACACGGGCTAACATCTCAGGGACTGTTAATGGGGCTTCATAGCTTTATCAACAGATTTTGAGATGTTTTGTTTTAACCCTGTATATGTTTAACAGCATGAAAAATATAGATTTATACAAAGAAGTGGTCGTTGCGGTGAAAAATGAGACAGGAGTTGAAGAATACGAAATGCTTCATAGTAACTCCGAGGAAGCGGTAGACGCAAGATATATCCTTATACATTTGCTTTCGCAGAAACTGACCGACACCCAGATATCTTCTCTTACCCGACTGACCCGTCAATCAGTCAACAAGATACGCAACAATTTTCAGTACAAGATAAAGAAATGGAGTGTAGCAACGAACTTGCAACATATTAGCAACGAGGTAGCAACGGAATAATTTAGGAGCAACGCACTTTTCCTGTCCTTTGTTACACGGTTAATGTTGACCGTGTATAAAATACTTATAAGTTATGAAGATTAAAGGAATGAGTGGTGAGGAATACAGTGTCACCGGGCAGGGTCAGGGAAATCTGAATACCGTATTAGGTTCGGCTGGATTAGCGTCTTTTTTTGGGGTGAATGCCGGGAATATCCTTGGCGGTTGTGGTAACGGACGTAATGCAGGTTACGCAGGTCCGGTAGAAGTAATTACTTCGGAAGACAGACCTGTTAGCCGCTATGAAGCCGGTATGATGGATAAGCTTGCAGCGAAAGATTCCGAGATTGCGTTGCTTAAGTCTAACACCTACACAGACCAAAAACTTGCGGATGTCTACGACCGCCTGTTGACTATCATCAACAGAAACAAAGAGGATCAAAATGCAATCAACATGAACCAGGCAGTTTACAACGGCACCAATACCGCTACGCTTAGCTGTATGAAACAGCAGATTGCGGAACTGGCTGCATTGAGCGAGCTTGTTGTTCCTCAGAGAAAGGTGTGTGATACAGGATGTTGCTGTAACGGGTAAGCGTTATGTATTCCAACGCACAAAAACTGGCGGCTGTGCTCAATAAATGGGCGCAGCCCGCTATTCAAGAATTGTTGGGTAGCAATTTGAGCCGGATGCCTTTTCTTTCCAGCATTGAATCAAAAATAAAATCTACCGGATGGGTAAGCCCGATGTGGAGTATGGCAAAAGAGATATCTCCTGTTCTTGATGGCGTTTCATCCTCTTTGGTTGAGCCTTTTCTTGCCAGATATATAAGCGGAATCCCGGATGACTCCATCCCACAGCTTGCCCATAACGTGGTGGATGATGCTATAAAAAATGGTGGATTGTCACTATTTGAAGGAAAGGTGGAGTTCGAAGTAGAGGATTTGGAAGAGCTGAAAACCCTTCTCAAATACAATCTGCCTATTAAAGAGACGGTTTCATCTTATAGCGTATTGACAGAAGAGCCTATTCCGCAAGGTGAAGATGCGGACGAAAAATAACATATAAATCTTTATTATTATGATTCAATTAACCCCAATTGCAATCGCTGCTACCAGCCAGCAATATCTGACTAATGTAGTGGAAAACTTATGCCAGGCGTTTTGCGCTGACAATGGTGTACAGCCTACCGGCATTGTTAATTTTACCGTTGCTGAACAACAAACGGTGAATACTCAGACTATCGTGACGATAAACGCTGCTGTCCTTGTGGCTTACACTCCGAAAGGCTCCTGCCGTACTGTCACCAAACAATGGGTTGAGCAGTTCAAAGTCGCATTTATCGGTGCTGCCGGTGCTGTTCCTACTATCTCTTTGACTCCGCTTGTTACACAGGTGACACCGGAAAATGTGAAATGCTGCAATCGTGCCTATGGCGTAAGCCTTGCTACCCCGCTGACTATTTCCGCCACCTTTCCCGCTTAACGAATACATGCCGGTGTTAAAGTCATCATCGGGAAAGTCCGTAAAGAAGGGAAAGAATATTAATGCTAAAAAATAGATTTATGAAGTATATAGATATGATGAAGAAAGCCAAGGCGGACGGTGTGACCTCCGATAAGGCAATGTGGAAGAGCGTGGAGAGCGTGGATGAAATTCTCTGTGTCGTAAAGGAAGAACACCCCGAACTATACATGGCTTTTATGAGGAAGCAGCATGAATCCCTGTATGGTCCTCATTATGATAGGCATTTTGCCGATGCGGACGTGGAAAAGATTCGCTATACCAATGCATCCGGCGAAAAGAAATCCGGTGCTCATTGGAATATGGATCAGATTCTCGATGCAACGAAATCCATGCCGTTCCCGCAAGGCACAACTCCCTGGGACAAATATGTCGCTTTCAACTCATTCTACGCAGACATGTGTGCAGTCCTCGATGAAGCAACGTTGCTAAAAGCCGCTTTCCGGTTCTATTTCGCAGATGAGGATGCCCCGGTCGGCAAGGTTTGGGAGTATATGACCGCAATGAACTATGAGGACTAACCTCGACATATTACTAGAGCAAGCGGACGACAGGTATCATTACGATTTCTGCCGTCTGCTCATGGTTATGCTGTGGAACGCTTAGAAAATACTCTGGATTGGCTTGTGTCTGTCGCTGTGATAGCGAAGGTTGCATCTTTGTGTTTGTCCCTGACTATGTAGTCGGGGATTTTTTATACCTTTGCCGAAAACTAAATATTATGGCTGAAGAACAGAAATATGACCACGACTCGATCAACGAGTTGCTAAGCTGGGCTAAAGAAACGCTCAACAATAAGAGATACCCGGTCGGGGAATTTCAACTGGATAAATGTGCAAAGATTCTTGATTGCGAGAAGTATCTTGATTCGATGATATTGGTGATAAGCAAGAATTGGGAGAACCCTACGTTTTACCCAACAGTTGACCAGTTAAGGTTGTTTAGGGATAAAGTTTCTTTGTAATAGTGAATATCATTTTGATAGTAAAATAGCTGTTTGTGGTGATAGATAGTAAGTCTAAAATACGTCGATTAGACTGTCAAAGTGTTATGTGATGTCCGATAAAACAAAATAAAATGATAAAAATAGATAGCGAGAAATTAAAGTCTCTTTCTGTTGAAGTAAAAAGGCAGTCTATCCGACTGCCTTTCTTTTTTATATAACCTCCTTTATCTTTTGAAACCCTTCTAGGACAGTTTTGGGCATAATCTTTGCATATATCTGTGTAGTCTTTATATTGCGATGGCCCAACATCTTGGCAACAACCTCTATGGGAAGACCTGAGCCTAAAGCGATGGTAGTAGCAAATGTATGTCGCCCAATGTGTGTACTAATATGCTTCTTAACTCCTGCTGATGAGGCTACCAGTTTTAATGTTCTGTTGTATACATCATATGCAAGATGCGGTAATTGGTAGTCGTATCTGTCTAGCACTTCTATAACGGGCGGAAGAAGGGCCGCGAAAAAAGTCACGCCCGTTTTTAACCGTTCGTCTTTTAGTATAAAATCTTCTCCATGGCGTTCCGCTTTTGTGAAATCGACATTCATAAGGTCTGAATATGAAAGCCCGGTGTAACATTGAACTATGAATAAATCTCGCGCTTTCCTTTCTAAAGAAGAAAGTGTCTTGTAATTCCTAATAAGGTCTATCTCTTGCAAGCTGAGCACGGTGCGTTCGCGTGGGGTTCCGAGGCTGTCGTGGAATTTCCGGTAAGGATTATCCTGCATCTTTTCGAATTTAATAGCTTCATTGATATACAATTTGATAACCTTATGGTAGGTGTGTATGGTTGTTTGCATCATGAGGTGTCCGTCTACCTTACGTTTTTTAAGATATTCATCTAATAGTGTAATATTGGGATATGTCAAGTCTGAAAAGAAGGTTAAGTGCGGGTATTCATTCTTTAGAAAATTAAGCACCTTATAGTGCTGCTTTTGTGTGCTTACACATGTAGGACGCTCGCTTATTCGTTTTTCCATGAATTCAACGAATGAACCGCCAATATAAACATCATTGATGTGATCAAGATAATCAAGGGAGAATTTTTGCTTGTTTTGATCCAATCGGTCAACAAGCTCGTTGATTTCGTTGATTTGTTCTGTGACTTTCTTGTTTAAGCGATCCGCATCATCAATATTCACTATACGTCCAGTCTTGAACTGGTTTTTGTATAGCTTGATTCCTGTGGTGACAAACTTTCGTTTGTTCTCAAATCTAACCTCAATTTGCACTAAGCCTCTTTTCTTGGATGAGGCTGTTTTTTTTCTGTCGAAAACGACTCTAATTTGTACTCTGTTCATAACGCAGTTTGGTTTTAAAAATTGGTATCCGATTTAGCAAAAACGGTATCCGATTTTGGTATCCAAAATGCGCATATATCTTAATAAACCCTTATAAAACAGTACATTTAAATAATATGCATTTGCAAGTATATTGAAATGTAAATAATTAAAGCACAAGTAGTTACGCTTATTGAATCGTCCCAAACTCGTGCTTTATTTGGTGATCCGCCTGGGGCTCGAACCCAGGACCCCAACATTAAAAGTGTTGTGCTCTACCTGCTGAGCTAGCGAATCAATCCTTGTTTGCTTTCTTTCGAATGCGGGTGCAAAGGTAGAACATTTTTTTATAACTCCAAAAGATTTCAAACATTTTTCTTATCTTTGTGCCATTATCAACAATATACATTATTAATAT